TTGGATACTCCTCCTGCACCCGAAGGTTACACTTACAGGTGGATTAGAGCCGAAATTGTAGGCCAAGAAGATCGTAAAAATGTTTCTTCTAGAATCAGAGAAGGTTTCGACCTTGTTAGATCAGAAGAATTAGATGATTCTCATCAAGATCTTTTTGATACCATACAACAAGGTAAACATTCAGGAGTGGTAGCACGAGGTGGTTTGCTATTGGCTAAGATTCCTAATGAAACACGTGAAGAGAGAAACTCCTACTATGCTGCACGTGCCCAAACACAGCAAGATGCTGTAGATAATGATCTTATGAAGGAATCAGATCCAAACTCTCCGATTTTAAATCCAGAGAGAAGTAGCAAAGTAACTTTTGGCGGTGGTCAACGTAGTTGATCGCTATACTTTAAATAACAAATATAAGGTGACTTATTATGTCTAACAAAAATGCCCCATTTGGAGCACGAGTAGTAGGTAAATTAGGTTCTGGAGTCCAAAATGGTGGAGTTACAGAATATGAAATTGCCTCTGGTGCTTCTGGGAATATTTTTTCAGGCGATTTAGTAAAAATGACCAACACAGGTACTATTTTAGTAGCTGCAGCTGGTGATGAAGCTTTAGGTGTGTTTAGAGGTTGTACTTTTACAAACTCTTCAGGTGAGACTGTTTTCAGTTCTCATTTCCCCGATGGCACTGTATCGTCTGATATAAAAGCATTTGTGATAGATGATCCTGATGCTGTATTTGAAATTCAAAGTGCAGGTTCTCCAGCTCAAACTGATGTCGGTTTGAACGCAGATATTTCCTATACTTCTGGCTCTACCAAAACTGGTATGTCAGCTATGGAACTGTCTGGTACAACAGCAGCTACAACTGCTACGTTTAGAATCATGGGCTTTTCAAGTGATCCAGATAACAGTACAACAGGCTCAGCTAACGTAAATGTGATTGTTAAATTTAACGAGCATTTCTATATCGACCCAACAGGAGTATAAATAATGGCAATTAATAGAGCGCAATTAGCGAAAGAATTAGAGCCAGGTCTTAATGCTTTGTTCGGTATGGAATATGCCAGATACGAAGCTCAACATACAGAAATCTATGATTCTGAAACTTCTGATAGAGCGTTTGAAGAAGAAACCCTAATAGTAGGGTTTGGTAACGCAGAAGTAAAAGCTGAAGGTAGCGGTGTCAGATTTGATACAGCTAACGAAGGTTATACTTCACGTTATACCCACGAAACAGTGGCTTTAGCTTTCGCACTAACTGAAGAAGCAATTGAAGATAATCTATATGATAGACTCGGAGCAAGATATACCAAAGCCTTGGCTAGATCTATGGCTAATACAAAGCAAATCAAAGCTGCTTCAGTACTAAACAACGCGTTTAGTGTTACAGGTGGTGATGGTAAAGTGCTTGTAGCTACAGATCACCCTCTAGGTGGAGGTGGTTCACTAGCAAACAGAGCTACCACTATGGCGGATCTTAATGAAACTTCACTTGAAGACTCACTAATTAATATCTCTACATTTACAGATGATAGAGGTCTTAACATAGCGTTGAAAGGTATGAAGTTAATTATCCCACCACAATTAGTGTTTGTTGCTGACAGATTACTACAATCTCCAGGGAGAGTAGGTACATCTGACAACGATATTAACGCTATCAGAAATACTGGTATGCTTCCTGACGGATATGTTGTAAACAACTATCTGACAGATACTGATGCGTATTTCATCAAAACTGACTGCCCAGACGGGTTTAAGTATTTTGAAAGATCTCCAATGCAAACATCACTAGAAGGTGACTTTGACACTGGAAATATGAGATACAAAGCTAGAGAGCGTTACAGCTTCGGATATTCAAACTTTAGAGCCGTTTACGGTTCTCAAGGGGCTTAAGGAACGATTTATTGTAGCGTTTCTCACTCAACTACAATTCTTAGGGAGCTTCGGCTCCCTTTTTTTTGTTGATTACTTTGTATTGTGGGTGTAAACTCAAGATAGTTTTAAATTAATTAGCTTAATGAGGATCGATTCGATTTCCATTAATACAAGTAAAGGAGTTCATAATGGCTAATCCACATTTTCAAAACTTAATCTTATGGGCAGGTAATACTGTTGCTACGGAGCACAAGAAAAACCAGCCTATGTTCGCACCATATCCATCAGATCAAACATTTTATATGTATCATAATGATTTTTTTACATATAACTCTGGTGATTGGACTATAACAACTACTGAGGCTGGTACTGGTAGTGCATCTGAAGCTGTAACATCTTCAGCAGGTGGAGCTTTATTGCTCACTAATGCTGCTGGTGATAACGATTTAGACTTTTTACAATTAAAAGGTGAAGGGTTTAAATTAAGCACAAGCAAGAAAGCATACTTTTCTGCTAGATTTAAAGTAAATGATGTAGACCAATCTGACTTTGTTATGGGTCTTGGTATAACAGACACAACACCTCTTGATACAACAGACGGTGTTTTCTTTATTTCTGCAGACGGTGATGCAGGTTTAGATTT